ACCGATACGGCAAGGCCAACGGCTACAGCTACGCCATCAAGGACCGGGAGAAGGCGCAACGGCTGGCAAGCGAGCAGCCTTTGCCGAAGAACGGCTATGTGCGGGTTGCGCAGAGGACGCGCAGCGCGTTTGCTGGGGTTAATTCTGTTTTTGGGTTGGGGGCTATGTAGATGATAAAAAAAGACGCGCAAATGCACGACAGCGAGGGGTGGTGTGGAGTGAATCACTTACTTTCCACAAGGGTGTACAGAGCTTTGAAAAGAGTAAGCAGGGACAGGTGGATATCTCCTGACCAAGTTTACGAATACGGCTTGAAGTTTGCGCTCTGCAAAACCAACAACATGACGGACGCAATTAACGCTGTACGTAGTTCTGTTCAAGGGAGCATTGAAACGCAGGACGCTGCAAGGTGCGGAATGATTCAAGGATTGCCACCGTTTGTAAATGGCGAAGTAGGAATGAATGAATTTTGCGGGTTTATCAATGGGATAAAGAGCCCTAATCGGGTTCATAAACCGCTAGAAGTTGAGTTGAGGATATTGAAACTAAAACTAAAGGAGTTAAAAAAATGCAAATAAATCAATTGGCTACTTTTGGCGATCAGCGCCGAATGATTTTGGACACGATCATGGAGCTACGAAATGGGACTATGGACGTCGGTCGTGGGATGGCGATAGCGGCAAACATGAAGGTGTTAAACGACTCGGTGCAAGTCGAAATAAACGCCGCAAAAATGTCAATAGCAGCGCGACAAGCAGGCCACGACTTCGGGAAAATCGTCGATATGGGGCGCAAGTTGCTAGGCAATGACGAAAGCCAGCCGAACTAAAAGCAATTGACGAAACCAACCGAGACATATACGGATAGCCAAATGCTCAAAAAAAACCATCCGGTTAAGTTCACAAAGCCCGTTTCAACGATGCGAACAGTCTTAGCGGCGGTGGAGCATGGCTACATGTACCGGCATGACATATTGATGGAGACAAGCCTAAAAGATGGGCAGGTACAGGCGGCTTTGTACAACTTGACGTTTTGCGGGCTTGTAACCAGAAGTGTCGATGCGAATGGTAGGTCTATCTACCTAGTGCCGGGTAGGCAGTATGGGGTAGCTAAGTGCCTGTGCGGGATCAATTCGATATTCAATGCGAGGTGAGCCCTTTACCACTTTTGACAATTAGCTTATCGAGTGGTCGCAACACAAGATAATGTAGAAGCCTTTAGCCTCTGCCCTCTCCCTTTAATGGGGACGTGTTGCGACCACGGAGGGCAGGAACTAAAGGTTTTTTGCTTTTCAGCGTCAGGGCGCGTATCGGTGCAGCTAATGGGCCAATGTCGGGGCCGCACCCATATACCGATGGCGTTTCACTGACAACCCCGACGCCGTGGCGTTTCCTAGCGACCACCAAAACGAGCAACACAAACCGACAGGTAGATTGGCCCACTTAATAGGGCGCTCGATAGTTTGAATAGGACGTTTAGCGTGCAGTAGGTCAATAGACTGGCTGAGAGCTTCCACAAGATACCTAAATCATGGGTGTCGGGAGTCTCGGGGTTGTCCTATGCCTTTACCAACTCTGACAATAAACGCACTCCCTGGAAGTAGCAAGCAGTTGCCACTTCTTTTGCTACGACTCGAAAGAGCTTGACCTGAACAGATTGGAAGGCCGCAGGATAGGGTTACACCAATCCGTAGCATTTTTTATACAGCGAACAATTACTTTAAGGTGAACTCGCATGGACAAATTTAACGATCTACCAGATGGATCAGAGCAGCTTTCAGACATGGAAATTGTCGCCTTCTTGATCGCAAAGATGATTGATGATGGCGACGATGCCTGTGTAACCGGACACCGCAGAGAGGTTTTTACACTAGGGGAGGCGGCTCTAGTTATGTGCGATATGGCAAGAGCAGCAGCAAGAGGCGAAGAATTGACGCCAGCAAGCCTACATATATTGTGTTGTTTCAAGTCTGACCTTGCGTTACACCGCGCAGCGTTGCAACTGGGGCAGCCATGACGCACAAAGAACAGCAGCGCATCAATGGCGCACTGATCGACTTATCCACAGTCGAAAAGGTACTGGCTTACAGTGAGGCGTGGGCGTGATGGCACTCACAGCCAAACAAGAGGCATTTGCCCAAGCAGTAGCGGGTGGGATGAGCCAATCGGACGCCTACCGCAGCGCATACGACGCCGGGAACATGGGCGCAAACCCTATAGCGGTAGAGGCTTGCAGGCTTATGGATGACCCTAACGTGTCCCTAAGATTGAAAGAGCTTCGCAATCAACTGTCTGAGATAGCCCTTTGGACGCGACAGGACAGCGTTAGAGTGCTTAAACAGATAGCGGACGGGCTAGGTAGTGAGACAAAGCCCGGAGAGGCTGTATCAGCCGTTAAAGAGCTTAACTCTATGCACGGCTTCAACGAGGCAACAAAGCATGACCTCGCGTTATTCTTCCCAAAAGTAATCAATGTCATCGCAGGACGACGCACTTAATGTAGAGTTTCCGCCCAAGCTGGCGGATGTACTGTTTGTGCCGAAGCGTTACCTATTTATCAGGGGCGGAAGGGGTAGCGGCAAATCATGGTCCGTTGCAAGGGCGCTGATAACCAAGGCATTTGCAGGCACTGAGCGCGTTCTATGCACGCGAGAGGTCCAGAAGTCAATCAAGCAATCGGTGCATCAGCTATTGCGCGACCAGATCGCAGAACTTGGGCTAAGTGGCTTCTTTCAGATACTGGAGAACGAGATACGCGGGCTTAATGGGTCGGCGTTCTACTTTTCGGGGTTGAGCGACCAAACAGCAGACTCTATTAAGTCGTTTGAGGGGTGCTCTGTGGTGTGGTGCGAGGAAGCCCACACCATTACTAAGCGGTCATGGCGCATTCTCACGCCAACCATTCGGGCGGAAAACTCTGAGATATGGGCAACATACAACCCTGAGCTAGAGAGCGATGAAACGCACCAGATGGCGGTAATCAATCCCGCGCCGAACACGATAAGCATTGAATTGAACTACATGGACAACCCATGGTTCCCGTCTGTGCTGGAAGATGAACGCATTCACGCCAAAGCGACCATGCGCGAGGATGAGTACCGGCATATCTGGGAGGGGCGGTGCAAGCCAGCCGTTGATGGGGCTATTTACTTCGATGAAATATCCAAGGCTGAGAGCGAAGGGCGCATTCGCAACGTGCCAAACGATGTGATGCTCAAGACGCACGCAATATGGGATTTGGGGTGGAATGATTCCATGTCCATCATCCTGGTGCAGCGTTCAGCTAGTGAGCTACGGATTGTGGATTACATCGAAGACAGTCACCGCACACTAGCTGATTACGTGATGACGCTAAAAGCAATGCCGCTTAATTGGGGCATTCACTACCTGCCGCATGATGGCTTTCACAAAGATTACAAGACCGGCAAAAGCGCACAGGAAATACTAGAGGCGCTTGGGTGTGCGGTGGAGCAGACGCCAAACATGGGCATTGAGGAAGGCATCAAGGCGGCGCGCATGACGTTTAGCCGGGTGTACTTCGACAAGACCAAGGCCGCACGGTTGATCGAGTGCCTGAAACGCTACCGCAGGCATATCAACAAGCAGACCAACGAGGCAGGATCAGCGCTACACGACGAGTTCAGCCACGGTGCCGACGCCTTCCGATACGCTGCTATCGTGGCCGATGCTTTGGGCAACAGCAATGGCAGCGTTAAGCCCATCGCCTACCGCAGGGATAGATTCATCGCCTAGAGCCTTTACCACTTTTGACAATCTTGTCAAAGGATGGGCAAAGCATGACTACACGCACACTACGCAACGGGCAAAACCTCTCGTTTTCAATCGAAACCGGCGAATCGCTGAAAATGGTGGCCGTGACTGGCACTTACACGGTGCTGGTGCTTGCTGGTGTAGGGGTTGGCACTGACCTAGCCACAGCAGCGACCCGTGGCACATACGGCCCATACGCTTACCCACTGCGAGTGCGTGTAACGTCAAGCGCGGCAAGCGAAGTAGATTTTGCTGTAGGTGTCACGCCTTTTGTCGCATCCGACGCGGTAGCCTTTGACGGTGCGCCGATCAGCCTAAGCGCGGATTACACGGTTTCAGCAGACGATGACAAGCGCACGATTACCTGCACCACGGCGCTTACGATCACAGTCCCAGAATTACTGTCTCCCCGGCCTAGCTTCATCGTCAACGCACCGCCGACTGGCAACGTGTCGTTAGACCCAACCGGCGCGGCCCAGCTTAACGGCGCAACCACCACGCTGACCCGATCAAGGGCCAACAATTACGCTGGCTTTGTAGTGACGGCCTACGCAGAGAGCGACGGCTACGGCGTGAGCGGGTCTTAATCATGGCGCTACGCTTTAACATCCTCATGCGGGCGCTGATTGCGTCCGGTATGTCTACCCCGCCGGTGCCTCCCTCAGTGGTTACCTATGGTGCAACTGCCGATGCTGGTGAAGTAGACGATGCCACAGCAATCACAGGAACTCGTTACTGGTGGAACTTCGGCACAGGCAACGATGCTAACGATCCGCCTACGAGTTCTGGATCGCCCGCGCAGACGCTGGCTAAGTTGGCCGACTGGACATCGACGCTAGGTACTAAGACTGCCCCCGCTGGGTCCGGATTCATGATAGCTCGTGGACAGACAGCCGTAGGCTTTTTCCTACCCAACAACTACTCGGGTGGATTTTACGGGGACTATCTCTTCGGGGCTACCGGCGTCGGCGCTCGCCCTGTTATTCAGTTTGCGAACAGCGCAGCGCTTGCTAACTCTAACAACAGTTTGCTCTATGGAAATCGCCCAAGTATCCGCGTGCGTAACATTTCGTTCGACATGCAAAAGACGTTTAGTGCAGTGGCGTCGGTTGTCACTGGTACGTTTGTCGATGGCGATGTTGTCTCTAATGGCAGTGGGGCTACAGGCATATTCAAACACAACCTATCGGGTACGTACACCATCCAGCTAACCAGCTTCCCGACGATGTTCGCTAACGGTAACGTCATAACGGCAGCAGGTGGTAAGCAAGCTACTATCAACTCACTCAACTACTGCACAGGTTTGTCTCTATCGGACATTAACCAGTCGCTGGTTAACATCGACGTGCGCAATGCCCTAGGTAACGGTATCTTGTTGACTAACGGTGGTGGGGTCTACGCGGAGAACGCACTCATTGATAACTGCCTGATCGAGGACTGCTGCTTAGTACAGTCTAACGGGGCAGGAATGGATGGCGGCGGGAACATCCTAGTCTCTAAGATTGTCGATGGTGTCAAGATCAAGAACACTACCTTTAAGAACAACGGCAACGGAGGCACATCACACAATGCCTACATCAATGACCTGAGCAACT